AAAGTATATACGCCTGAACCAGATGGAGTGACATTTATAACATACTCATAATAAGTTTCTATTTCGTCCCCTGCATCATATACAATAGATGCTACTAATTCTGTATTAGAATTACTTCTGGGGTCAGAAAAACCTGTAGCAAAAGTATATTGATTTAAAAACAATTCAAAAGAACTTATTGATATTTGAGAAGATAAATCACCCTTTTCTCTATGCAACCAAAGATATAGTTCATAGAACGAAGCATTAGACGTACTAAAGAAGTCGTTTGTTCCGTTTTTAGAGAACGTTATACCATATTTATCTTCTATGCCTAAAATTATGTGATATAACCTAATAGCTGGTTTTAAATCTATTAAAGATAGTCCTGCTGGATGTTGTGTACTTCCTGAAGATGTAGCTACGTTCCTAGATACAACATCTTCTCTTAATCCAGGACCTACATTATGTTGTGAATCATAATAATAATGAGAATTACCACTTATAAAAGGATAGCATAAATCTCCTGCTGTTGTAGAAGATGAATTAGATACTAAATTCCCTCCAACTAGATTATAGCCATTTGTAAATCCTGTTTGTGCAAAAGGAGCAGTATATACTTGGTTAAAATCAGATAAATACGCATTTGAATAAGAAGCCAAGTCATCTAACTCATCATCACCAAAGATTAAATTAAGATTTACTGTTTTACCATAAAATACAGCCTTATAAGCAAAAGCAACTCCGTTTTTCATGCTTACACTATTTAAACTAAGAAATCCTTTCTTATAATCTTCTCCATTTATCTTTATTAATGCTTCTCTCTTTACTCTAGCATCATAACCTCCTATAATATCAAAATTATAGTAGTGTTTAAATATTATGTTATTAGAAGGACTAGCAGGCACACTAAATTGTTGTGTAAAGTCAGTAAACACCTTTGCTATGTCTCTAATATCCTGTATTGAGTTAGTTATGTTAACAGATTCTTCTGAAAAGACATCTAATCGACTATAATCTACAGTTTCACCAAATCCTGCTGTATTTATGTATATTTCTACTTCTCTACGCATATTATCTTACGTTGTTTATCTTGTCAAATGCAAATTCTAGCTCTATTGTGTAATTTATTAGCTTATCGTCTAATTTAGTCTTAAAAGCAAGACTAGATGACATTAATCTAACTGGTAAAGTCTTTTCATTGTATTTTATCCATATTTTATCGCTTAAAGACATCTGTCTAAACACCTCATTGTAAGATTCTGGATAGAATCCAGTATTTAAGCTTAGCTTTTCTTTACCATTAACGTGAAAAGTGCTATATTGATGCCTATTAGTTGCATAGCCACTAGAGCCATAAGTACCTATTAAATTAGACTTAAACATTTCTCCTTTCTTAGTCATACTAAGATTGCTTTTCTTGAAGAACCATAAATCTTGATAAACACCATACTTATTAATAAATGTAACTTTGTAAGGAGTGTATTTACATTCTTCTATGTTCTGTATTTTCAATACTTTAATGCCTTCTACTGCATTTACTATAACCTCATCTACAGGATATATTGTTTCATTTCTTAAAAACTGTTGTATGCAAGTATTATCCTCAAATGTTCCTCCAGAATCTTCTACTCTATCTCTATAGTTGTCTATGTCTGCTGAAGCTGTACTAACGTATGAAATCTGGTCTTGTATCTTTAATCCAATAGTTGGAGTCCAAGAATATATTTGCTCCCCTTTGTTAAAGAATGTAACAGAATTTGTATTTTCATTATCTACAGGAACTCTTAATGGATTGTCATCTGGTTTTAGTATAGTTGTGTTTGATTGTAAGTATCCTTGTAAAAACTGAGGACTTGAACCATCTTCAAAGTAACCATATCCATAAAAGGCTCTATTACCAAAGCTTTCTACTGCAGTTCCAGCTGTTGTTCCTGTAAATGGTGTTATTTTATAATCTACATAAACTGTTGTGTTATCTGTGTTAGAACCATTAGTACTTGGGTATACGCCATCAAAAGCTGCTGGTATGTAGTCTCTTATAAGTTCACTTATTTCAAAGCTTAACTTCCCAGTAATTGATGTTGAACTTAGAGTGTACTGTGGACTGCCTTGCCAAGTTGTATTTGCTGAACCTGTGTATATTAACATCTCTAATGTAGCACTCGTTAGACCTGCTACTCCTACTTGGGCAAAGTATGGACTTCTTACATTTATTTTAGCCATTTGTTTTTATTTTATCAAATTCTTTTGTTAGCTCCTTATTAAATGCTTCTAATATAGCATCATCAAATTCATCTAATGTGTTGTTTATTGCTCTATCTATAAAATTACTTCCTTTATATCCGAATCTTTTTATTATTCCTTCTCTAGCTATACTCCTACTAATAAGAAATGATATCTTATTGTAATTATAGTCTGTTTGCTTAAGGTATCTACCAGTAGTGTTGTCTTTAAGACGTATACCTTTAACCTTTAACCACTCTTTTATTCTATATCCATTAGCAGGTCTACCTCCTTTACGAATACCTTCATCTATAGCTCCACCATAACCAGCCATAGTAACTGTTAAAGCGTTACCTACAGCTTGTGATTTCATACTTCTTGACAAATTACCACTAGCTACAGTACTATCTGTCTCTAACTGCTGCTGAAGTCTATCTACAACTTGGTCGCCTAGTCTTTTAAGTGCTATTGTTATAAAACTAGAGTCCATTAACAGATACTTATATCATTTCTCATTATTATTCCTATATCAGCTCCCCATCCTACTAATTCATTCTCAAATCTGTCTTTAAATGGTTGAACAGAGATGTTCTCGTCTACTTGCAGTAATTCTGCTCTTAAAGTACCTCTTTTTAGCTTAGAGTAGATTAAATTCACTACTTGCAATTGTGTATTCATTATATCCTGTAAATTATCGTTACCATAGAACAAATCATAGCTATAATCCTGTTTATTGTAGTCTAATATGTCTGCACATAGTACTTGAAGTGTAAAAGTGATAGTATTTGAGCTTATTACAGCATTTGAGATGTTTAAGTGCGTTAAAGGGAATATATCTGTCTTATTTAGGTTAACTTCGGTAATATCTCCAAAACTAACACTATTAACGTGCTTATTTAATCTTAATTCGTCTTTTAACTTGTCTAATAAGTCATATACTTGTGTCATATCTATTTTTTATGTGCCCTTTTTATTAAAGCATTCTCTAAATTTGTTTTATCCTTTATATATTCCAAATACATCAAACAGGAGTGTACTGGAAGTCTGGTTGCCTCATCAATTCTAGCTGCATCTTCTTTAGCGATTGTAAATATTGATTGATACCAACCCCACTTTTGTCCAAAGTTCGCTTGAGATGAGGAGGAACTCCCTCCTTCTTCAACGTCTTCACTAAATAATCCACCGTATAGCTTGGTAATTTCTTCCCTAAACGATAAAAAAAAACCATCGCCCCTATCGCTACATTAACTGGCATATCTAACATCACATCGGAGTACTTATTACTCCCTTCATAATCCATTACTCTATAGAACTCATTCTTCTTAAATATAACAGGTCTGAATAAGACAGCCATTGCTTTATGCATATTTTGCCAATCAGATATATTACTATCTAAATCAATGAATTCTCCAAATGACATCTCATCTAGCTTTGGTATAAAACCAAACTCAACTATAGTCTCTTCTCCATACTCATCTTTAGCAGACATATTAAATCTATTAACTAAAGGTGTCTTTTCATCAAAACATCTATTCACTGTATCAATAGCAAAATCAAAGTTGTTTAGAGGTACTTTAAATGTATCCTCTATATTTAGATTACAAAATATCTGTAACATCTTTGTCTTAATATACACCTCATCTTCCTTATCCCACTTATCCAATACCTTTAGATAATCCTGATACTGTCTTAATGTTATACCTTCCAACTTAGTAGGTACGTCTAACTTATATTCTTTTATCATACTATGATAACGAAATCTAGTCCTTTTTGTTTTAACCTCATAAAAAACAAAATTAAAAAATATCGTTATCTATATAGACAGTTGCAAATCTGTATAAGTTGCTACACTTTAGGCATAGACTCCTATTGGTTCAGCTAA